ATGTGGTTCCTGATGTGTATCCAGTAATAGTGCCTGTACCTCCACGTGTACCAGTAATTACAAGAGTATCACCAACTGCTAGAGTTGAGTTGCCGCAAGTAAACTGACCAGCAGTTCCGGAGACAGCAACAGGCGCTACTAGATTTACATCTGGACCAAGAATTCTAATTACAACGTCTTCTATCCAAACACCATCAGATGCTTTTAAGATGTGAGTTGAGGGGTAAAAGAATTCTACCGTCTCATCATAAAGAATCTTGAACAGAAGTTCGATAGAATTTTCTGCACCCTTAGATTCATAAAAATCACTGATTAATTTTACAAGTCTACGCTGATTAACGAGGACATTCTTCGGAATGTCTACTGCGTATTGTTTTCTAAACTGATCAATGAATGCTTCTAATGTTTTGTCAATGTCAGAATAATCTCTGGCATTTAATAGAAAATTATTTACTTCCCCTGATTGGTCAAGGAAACGGTAATAACCTTCTAGAAAAGTTACGAACCCTGCATATTCATTTTGAACAAATTCAGGGAGTTGTTCCTGAATAAGAAATTCTAATTTGTTTTTGTATGGAAGGTCACCAATAATCGCGACAATAGTAGCGCCCGTCCCACCACCGCCTACAACAGTAACTACAGGTGGAGTGGAGTAACCAGATCCCTGATTAGTAATAGTTATTGCAGTAATTTTACCACCAACAACAGTTGCTTCTGCAGTTGCACCAATACCACCACCACCATCAATATCAATAGTTGGTGTGGTGTAATTACTCCCACCCGAGTTTATGGTAAACCCAATAACAACTTTCTCGTATGATGGTATTAAACTCATTATGTTGTAACCGTTACCTGGAGACCTGAAGTAATATTCGCGGCGGCATTCGCACTACTTAGATCCAATTTTAGCAAAGAGTTTCTGGAAATAGTAGGAATAATTGCACTAGTATAATCTTCGAGAGTGCGTGTTAGAATCTTTGTGGTAATATCCGCTGTAACATTTTGTGGTTTGACGTAAATTCTAAATTCAGTTGCGCCACCCAAAAGAGAGATAAAAAAGCATGACGGTACAAGTATCTTACCAGTACCATATTCTATTGTCCCAAAACTAGAAGACAGAACTATATCAGTCCCAATTTGTTTCAGGTAAATTTTTCCAGTTCCTAGTGGATCGGGTGGAGATTGATCGGGAACGTCCACCATATATACATCATAATATGCACTGTTTAAGAATGTGTTAAAATATGTCGAATGTAAACTATTTGGTAGTAGAGATTGCCCAAAATTAGGATCCAACCTAAACGCAATTTGATCTGTTACAACACCAGTAAACCGTTTATGTAAAGTTAGATCAATCTTATTCGTAATAATCGAATTAGAAGTATCCATAATATCTGCGCTCAATTTTGAATAGTAGAAATCTTTTCCAAGTTTATTCAAATTGAGATCAAAGTGCGAAATAATATTTGTTCTTATTCGAGTAGCAAGTTCGGTTGAAGTCTCTAAAGATTGCTTCTGATCATATTTAGTTGTCGAATCAACACTGATAAATGTATATTCAGGATCAACGAAAATAGGTTGAATCGAGACTACACTTTTTGGTGCAAGAATATCTCTCGAAATTGTGTCTTTGTCAGACTCTGTAATAACAGTTCCCGCAACTGGATCTAGGCAGATAAACACTCTACCATAAATGGGAGGATCATTTATCTCACCGCCCCATACAGAAATAGAATTGATTCCAGGAAAACTTCTTTTGATAAGAGTTGCATAATCATCAGAAGTTACTGCACGATCCCTCGTTGTATTGAATTTGGGAGCATAGAATTTAATACTATCGATGCTCTCTGCTGGTGATCCACCAGAAGCACGTGTGATTGTTGTTATTGTTTTGGTTTCTGTCGACCCAGTAAGAGTAGTATTCATTGAAAAATTAGAGAGATTATTTGCGCCATCTGCAGAACCAACAAAATATTCTACAGTAACGATATTACCATATTCTAATTGTTTACCCAGAATATTATCACCAAACACAATTTGATATAGACCATCATAACCTAGTTCGATCCAAAAAACACTACTGTTGTTTTCGATGTTAAGGTATGTGTCTGAATAATTAAATGTGGTAGTGGTTTCGTCATTTTGAACAGAAACTGTAACCGTCGTAATATCAACATTCTTATTTGGAATGGTAAATGGTCCAGAGAGATTGGTTGTATCTACAAGAAATTCATTCGAAACCCGATTACCTTCAATTAGTTTGACATCATTGAATGTAAATGTTTTAATTGCTCCAACTTCATCAGATACAACAGCAGTATAATCGTCGTCTGGTCTAAATGAAAATATACCAGATGGGGATAAGTCTGTGGGGATTCCCGTCGCAGTAAAGGTGGCGTTTTTAGATAAAAGAAGAGAATCAGGACCATAGTTTGCAACAGCAGTTATCTCAAGATCGATTACCGCTCTTGCACAATGCTGAGAATTGGGTAAGTATCCCATCGACTTTGCAATAGATACAACAGAAGATCTCTTCAATGCACTATCGAGAAACATTTCATTCGCAAGAAGATGCGCAAGCGTAGCATTGTAGTGCGTATTATATGCAAGAACATCGAGGAGAACTGACATAGCAGATCCCTCGAAATTATAATCTGAAAATTGATCCTGAGAAGCAAGATATTCTTTCAGGTTTTGCTTGATTCCCACAAAATCAAGTTCTGTTACTCTAAGTTCTGCCATTTAGCGAGCTCTCTTTAAGAATGTTGAATAGGTAACTGGACCTGGAGTACCAACTACATAGAATCTGATGTTTATATCATATTGATTAAGGTCGAAATTTGGTGACACTTCAACCATTTGAAGATTGCATCTAGGTTCAAACTGTTTGATTAGAAGTGTTATTTGCGATTCTAACATATTCGCAGTAATAAGATCCATAGGTTCAAACAACATCTTATAAATCGGAGAACCAAGAATATAGTTGAACGGTCTTTCTCCGTTGGAAGTTAACAACAATATTCTAAGCGATTGCTTAACTGAATTGATGTCAAACTTCATCCCCACATCACCCGTTCCAGGATGTGGAGTAAAGGAAAGATCTAAATCTTTGTATATTCTGACTGTCTTCATAATACTTATTTATATGCCTTTTTAGTATTTTTTGAAAGTTCCAGGTGCCGAAACACGTTTATGATTATACATGGTAAAGTGCAGATATCTGTTGCCTTTTTCTTTAAACGAGATATGAATCCAATGTCCGCCAGATGGTAGATACTCGAGAAGAAGTTGGTCATATGGAACGTTCTTGACAATCCACGGGACGATTACATCGTGGTATTGACCTTTTGTTATTCCATTGAATTTCATGTCCACTGCCTGCCCAAGCATATGCTGTGAAGTCGTAGAACCACCAGATGGAATATAATCTCTAAATCCTGACGTGAAATACATTCCAGGGAACTTAGTTTTGATTGGATCCAAGCAGTTTACTGCCAAGCAGCGCATGTTTGCAATCATGTCTGCTTTACTGAATCCACCATAATTTCGTAGTTTACCCTTTACCATAACGTCTTTCAGAGTAAACTTATCAGAGATTTTCATTCCATAGTTAATACCATTTGAGATGTTAATATCTGGAAGTTTTACGCCAGACTTGGTTACATTACATGCAGTAGGTGCAACCCTTCCACTTACTAAATTACTAGATCCTTCTTCTCCTGGAATCGCACTATCTTCAATACCAGCAGCGTTTCTATCTGCAATGCCATCTTCGCCATCATAATCCATACCCTTTGCTTCTTCTGGAGAAACACCACCATTACCACCAACAAATTCTGGTTCGCTTGGATTCATCGGTGAAACTGGATCTGCGACAATAGTAATATCAGGAGGAGTCCCATCTGATGCTGTTACTGCAGAACCTGCGCTTCCAGGACTTACTGTAATGACCACACCATCAACATTGGTAGCACCACCACCCTTGACGTTCATAGTAGAACCTGCTTGGATATTTGTCGTATCAGATGCTTTGATGTTTGTCTCTGCGCCGTAAACATTCGCCTTCGCATCGGTCTTAATGTTAATATCAGAGGACGCATCGATATTAATTTTACCATTTGAGAGGATATCAACGCTTGTTGCAGAACCAAGTCTATATGATTTAGAAGTTGCTGAATCAATATCGCCACTCACATCCATCGAATAATCGCCATCGACGCGAGTGGCGAAAGTTCCTTTGACCGCAAGGTTCATATTCCCGCCGACTTTCCAGTCGACGTTTCCGTGTGTGTCAATATTTGTATTACCCCCAACTGTAAGATTACAGTTGTTTGCCACGTAAATATTACAACTACCACCAACGTGAACATTTGCCTTACCCTCGATGGTAATAACACCATTGCGATCGATAACTGTATAACCGTCACCGATAATTTTATTTACCTGTGAACCATCTGGGCGCATTTCTAGAAATGACCCTGATTTGTGGTTTAACGAAACACGTTCTGCATTTGGAGTATCATCGAATTCCATAGTGTGTCCAGATTCACTCTGGTAGGTATGGTTGTATGGATACTCAGCAGCAAAGGCAGATTTCGGTTGAGAAACAGATTCTCCTGTTCGACCAGCAATAGGTTTCGAAGTGGTTCTCTGCGCATCATGCTGTCCATGGATCGTTTGATCCTGTGGTAGTGCTTTAGTTTCTCCTGGATTTTTTCCAACCGCAAGTGCATTAACGTCACCATTACCTGCTTCGAGATATTCCCGCTTAGGATAAACGTTATTTGGATCGTTAAATCCAATACGAGGATTGTTATCTCTTAATCCATCGTTCGTCGGCAGATTAGCAACAGTTGGTTTTGCCTGAGCAAGTGTTGCAGGATTTGGCGCAGAGATTGTTGGAGATCCAGGTTTTGCGTCCAAGAGTTCGTTAAATAATTTGTTCGCAGAAAACCCAACACCAAAGAAGTCGTTGGAGGTTTTCCCGTTAGAACTTGTCTTAATTAATCCATTGGCAAACTTAATCGCTGTGTCAATTCCTTGTCCATTAGCAACTGACAACATTCCTAAGATAACATCTTTGGGAGAGTCTAATGAAATCGCCTTTGAAGATAGAAGGGATTTAATATTTCTATCAAGCAGAGAAACCATTGCATTGTTTTGCGCGAATGGATCGTTTAGAAAACCGCTTCCACCTCCGCCAAGATTAGTAATCTGTTCGATGTGAGTATCATCGATAATTTCTGCGATTTCTTTTTCGTGTGTGTCTATCAACGAAGTAACTGTAGACACTGCAGTTGTCATGTTTAAAATAGTAGGTTCTTGTCTGAATGGGTCAAAAGAAACATCTATTGCTTCATTCACCGCAGATGTTTTTACATCAATCTGTTTGGAAACCAATTCAAATGCAACCTTAGTCGCGGATGGAAGTTTAACTGAATCGGTAATTAATGCAGTAGCAGATTTTACAGCAGACGAAGTAAGTGTCTTTGTTATGGTCTTGACCATTTTATTGGTAGTGCTTGATACTTCGTTATCGCCTGTTGCTGATGTCGTCAAGGCGATCTTAGTCGTAAGACCAGACACTTCTTTAGAAAGAGTGTTTTTAACAGAAGAAACTGCAGAACTAACTGAACCATTTGCAGCATTCACGACTTTGAGAGCAGTTTCTGCTGCACTACCTGTTTTTGCTGTCCAAATTTTTGGATCCGCAAGAGCAGCAAAGTTTAAATTATTACCAACGTTACCAATGTTCGTTGGAATCGGAAGTCCCAATTTATTAAGAGCATCAAGCGCAAAGTTTTTACCGAGATTTTTACCAATCAATCCACCAAGACCAAACTTCGCGAGAGAATCAGATGCCTGTGCTCTAACCCAAGTTTTCTTTGTCAGTATTGAAATACTAGGAATATTCTTTTTGATATTCTCTAATGTTTTTTCGACAGCATTAGGTGCCACAGCACCGACAGTTTGTAATGCCTCTAAATTAAATCCGTATGCCCCAATCTTACCGCTATCTGAAATTGTAGAATGTGATCCACCACCAACGTCTTGTGCGATGGATCCCATCAATTGCTTGACTTCGGTAGCGGAAAGAACCTTACTTATTTTGGTATTATCTAGAATTTTAGATAAATCTTGATCACGCAAAATATTCAGCATTAGATATCGTTCCTGCTCTTAGTGGTCAGAATTATATTTTTGTAAACCATATTTTTGTAAATTTACGTTACGCTGTCAACGTACCGCCTCCCTGTGTGAAATAGGATTTAATTGCTGCAAGACTCTTTCCACCTTGATTATAATTATTTCCAGGCAAACTTGCCCAAATACGTGTTGCACGTCTTGTAGCTTCAGTTATGTTACCTTTCTTTACATAATCCAATGCACCGCACTGCTTCAGTAGTTGTACTGCTGCTAGATCTTGACTAGCAGGACTAAAATCTCGGAGTTTAAGTTTTCTTGCCAATTCATCCCAAGTTGAAGTTAAGAATTGATATGCTCCTGCCGCAGTCGAGTAAATTGTTCTACCACGCACTGTTGCGCTGTTTGTAATTCTAGGATGATCTGCAAAACTGGTAAACAGTTTACCTGTAAACATTAGGTTATACCCATTCGCTCCAGCAGTTCCTTCGCAGTTTCTAATAGTCCACAAGAACGATGCAATATTATCTTGTTCAACATTTCCAGTTTTTGTAGGAGGAGTACCATTAGATGGCGGAATACTATAATCACCCCTACCATCAGCACCACCAGAGGTAGGTGAGTTACCAGATCCATCTCCACCACTACCACCACCACTGCCGTTACTTTCAGGGACAGCGTTAATTGTTCCCAAAAATGCAGGTTGCTGTCCTTCTGCTCCGTCCATAAAGAATCCAAAAACCCATGTACCTTCTACTGGACCAGTTGGCGACCAACCTATTCCAGAAGTGCTGGCACTATTTGCTGGCATAATTGGCATCGCCCACGGAAGATCATCAGTTGGTAACTGTTCTTTGTCATCTGTATGATAACCAAGAATTCGTAGTTTTACTCGACCAAGACGTAAAGGATCATCACGATCCTCGACACATCCGAAGAACCAATAGAAGTTTGAATCATTATTTGAAAAGAAATTATCTGTCATTTTTTATCTCACGTAATATAGGGGAGCGGATTTATTTTTCTACCATCTAACCAAATCTCAAAGTGTAGATGGTGTCCTGTCGATGCGCCAGTGCTATTGACTTTCATAATTGCTTCTCCAGCCTTGACCTTCTGTCCAGGTTTGACCATTATAGAACCTTCGATACCATGACCGTAAAAGGTTGTATATTTACCAGCATGCGCAATTTTAACACGAATCCCGCCACCTGCGTTCTTTCCACTACGTATACCTGGCTTTTGCCATCCTGCCAGTTCAACTGTGCCGTCTCTAGCAGCATAAACTGTCGTACCTTTTGGAGCAGCAATATCTACACCCATATGACTACTAGAACCAACCCCACCAGGAGATTTTCTTGGTCCAAATTTACTAGAAATGCTACCCTTACCGCCAGTTGGATGAGTCCAACCTGCTTTATTGACTGGTCCAGGAGATGACGGAGATGCACCATTTTCTTGTTCTGCTAGAGGCATATCAGAATTTTCGGAATTTTCATAAAGAGGAGGATTCGGTGGTGGCGCACGTTCAATTGCTTGGAAGGATGTATGGAACGAATCCTTAGCGATTTCCAAAATCATATTGTGTGCGACTGGAGTAATTTTATGGTGGATGGCAGTGATCATCCAAACACCAGAAAGGAACGGATCCCATTGGTTTTTCGGATCTGATTTATCTGCGCCATCTCCAACTTTAGGATATTTGAAGTGAATGATCTTACCAACTTCAGCATCCGTTCTTCCAGGAACCGTGATGTGCATACGCAATCCAGAAATATCTTCTAGAACACTTTGACGCATACCCAACCATTTATCTGGCGTATAATCTAGCATCTCATCATCGCTTGTGGTAAGAACTTTTCTATGCACTGGACGAAAGAAACGCTTAGACAATGCGGAACGAGTTACGTTCGCAGGATATGTCATATTATCTTTTGATTCCTCATCAAATGTTGCTTTACCATTTTCAACTCGGTAATTTTCCATATGGATGATGTCAGGATATGAATATGAATAGTCATGCGGTATATTTGTTGCTTCTTTAATCATAATATCGAAAACTGTAGTAGTGCTGGCAAATCTTCCGTTGTCTTGTGACTTCAGAATATCGACCTGCTCATTAAACCGAATATCAGATACAGTACTAAATCCCTTGTCTAATCCAGGTTTCATCGTATGTAATGTTTCATCATCAACCAAATCGATTAAAGGATTAAGAGGTTTCGGTAAATACACATATTCTGCAAATATAGAACTGAGATCTAACTGACTCTTAATTAAATTGTCAATAGAAGTGAAGTAAAATCCTGTCTTCGTTTCATAGAATAAGAAACTGGGTCCCTTTTGTTTTGCGCCAATAGATCTCTGTGCAACATAGTTGAGGCAGCGAAATGGTGACCACATATTTGCCACGAAGGCAATCTTACCTTCATGTGGAGTATCCGCGATAACCATTGGGGTTTCGTCTTTATTATCGATACCGCCGAAACAGCGTTTTTGTTTTAAATACTCTGTGTATAGTTTGTCTGCAATTTCGTCTGTAGTACCCTCATACTTTTTACTGACTTGAGTGACATTATCACTGACTGCTTCCATAGAGCAGAAGTATAATGTATACATTTGTTCACGGTCAGCGTTGAGCATTCTATTCTTAATAGAATAAATTGAGAAGGTCTTTTTTATGCTTTCGCCGTATCCATCACCAAAGGTTGGAGTTTGTATCCAAATATTTAAGAGTTCGTCGCCCACAAGAGGTAAACCAGATATAAGTTCTTTAGAATCTACAAGCATCAAAACACCCTGTAGTGCGTTCGAAAATATATCTTCGTAGATATTTAGTTCGACAACAAAACTTTTGATGTCAAGAATGTCACCGTTGACACTCATGATCTCAACAGTCTTAAATGTTACGTCACCAGGATTTGATAATGCTTTAGAATTGGTTGCCATATTATACTCTAATTATTCGTTGGAATTCCGAAACAAATCTGCCAACTAAAATCTTTGGAATATACTTTATTTCTCGTTTGTCTTCGTTCAATTCAAATTCATAATCCCAGTTTGTAACGGATTCATGTTCACCAGATGAAATCTTTGCTGAATTGTAATCAACAATAATTCCTTTCGGAACACCTTGAGATGCGAGTTTATCTGTTGTTCTGTAATGATGTACTGCTTGATAGATATTATTCTCACCATACTTTTCTAAGCAATAAGAATAAAGATCTCTTTCTTTTCTCGGCCATTCTTCACGAACATCAACGATATTATTGATCAACAATAAAATCCAATGATAATCTTCTCTCTCATACATTTTAAACGCCAGTAATTCCGGAGTTTCTCCATCTTGAACATACGTTGTTTCTAAAAATTCTACATTTTTAATAGGAGTTTGGGGTGCGACACGCAAGAAAATATCCGTAACACCTTTAAATGTGCCATCGAACTTACCTCTGAGTACTGGAAATTGTCTGAAATACATTTTAAAATCCTTGATAAACTCTTTGTGCGGTCATCAGTTCTAGTTCTAAAAATTCTAATCGCATAGTAGCATGTGTTGGCATACCTTCTTTGAAGGTTGTAAATCCAGTATCGCTACCATAGTCTACTGTCATACCAGTAAGAACGCAAGTGGAAATTTTACGAACATATTGATTCTCTTTTCCTGCATTATAATAAACGATAGAAAATTCTGATGGATAGTTAAAGAAGTATCCCGAGTCTCTAAGTTCTGGGTGCATATGATATGCGAACTTTTGAATGATTCCCATACCATCTCCCGCAGCACCAGTTCTACGAGTAAAAATTGCCTCTGCTTCTTTTAAACTTCTTGGGGCGAAATTGTATTCAAAAACAAATGATCTATTCTCCATTGATTTAAAAAATTGTTCTTTGTATGGATTCGTCACGGTTTTGGTATTAGATTCCAATACTTTATTAACATCTAATGCATTATCACTCAACACTTTCGAAAGTTTACCACCAGAACGTAATGCCAGTTTCATGTTATCTGTACTTAGCGGATTAATTGCACCCAGTAAAGATTGGTTACCAGATCCGATCGCACCGAGCAACGTGCCCATTTCATCTGCTTTCCAATTTGCTTTATACCCAGAAGACATTTTATTTTCAGGCATCTGAAGAGCAATCGCACCAGCACCTCGATATAGTTCCTGACTTCCTGATAATGCGCCAATAGCACCAGCACCTGCAGCACCTACTGCTCCCTTAGCAATTACAGAGGTAACGCTACCAAGTATACCACCAAGAGTCACACCACCTGCATTTTTGCCTCCGCCTTTAGTCAATTGTTCAGCGATACCAAGACCAGTGCCAATACCTGCACCGAGAGCAGCCGCCACTTTTGTGGCGTTTTTTGGATCGACTCCATTCTGTGCGCTCTTATCAAAAACAGGGGCACCTGCATTTTTAAAATTTTCACCCAGACGTGAACCTTCTCTTACCAGTGGGTAGAAGATAATATAATGGGGAGACTGATCTTGCAAATCAAGTGGATATCGTAATATCTTATCGTTAATTCCGCCAGTGGCCTGAACAAATGCTTCTCTCGCTGCATCTGGTGGAGGTGGTCCTGGATCGTTTGACACTTATAAATATCCTTTAGATTGGTTATTTTCTTATATTTATATGGTTTATTCAAGAGATTCCTTAAAAGGTAGATACAATATTCAAAAACCCAATAAGTATATTGGGGATCCGACCAACATCATTTTCCGTTCCAGTTATGAATTGAAGTTTATGAAGTGGTGTGATGCAAATGATAGTGTTTCCGAGTGGGGTTCAGAAGAACTTGCAATACCATATAGATCTCCTGTTGATGGAAGATCCCACAGATACTTCGTCGACTTCTATATCAAGGTAAATGATCAACGTTATTTGATCGAAATTAAACCTGCCAAGTTTACACAGGAACCAAAAATCCCAAAACGAAAAACAAAACAGTTTCTCCAAGAAGTAATGACTTGGGGTGTGAATCAAGCAAAGTGGAAAGCAGCAACTGAGTTCTGTCTAGATAGAAAGTGGAAATTCCTGATATTAACTGAAAAAGAATTGGGAATAACGAATAAATAGTTATTATGGCAAATCCGTTCGAAACCCTTCGTGCTAAAGCTGGAGATGGACAAAAGTCTATCTGGTGGTATATGCGCAATGCTCAAAAATTAGTCGGCGCGAGTTTATCGCCGACTACAGCAATGCAATCTGATATTGGAGAACTAAAGTCAAACATCGAAATTGGTTCGATGTATATGTATTATTACGACCCAAAATGGAAAAACGAATTGCCATTCTATGATGCCTTCCCGTTAGTGCTGCCATTCGGTCCAGCACCTGGAGGGTTTTATGGTATCAATCTACACTATGCACCATATTTAGTTAGAGGAAAGATTCTAGGCGAATTGTTAAAATTCGCAGACTCAAAAACACTTAGTCCTACCACTAAAATTAGAATGTCATATCAAATGTTGCAAGGCATAAGCAGCGCAAACGAAGTAAAACCTTGCATCAAACATTATTTAACTACACATGTTCAATCAAGATTTATGAAGATAAATCCATCCGACTGGAAAAGTGCCATTTTTCTACCTCTTGAAGCATTCCAGAAAAAAACAAAAGAAGAAGTATTCAGAGACTCCAGGAGTAAATATTAATGGCAGGCAATGGCCTCAAAGAATTCCTCGCAGAAGTTGGCAAGAAGGACTTGGCAAGATCGGACAGATTCGAAGTAATTATCGGAACACCGAAATGCTTGAATGGTATAACAAATAGCGTCACCAATGCAATTTTGGATACTAACATTCCAATCTTAAATTTTACCTTAAACGATGCGACGAAGTTTCTTGCTGGGTCGAAAAACACCCCAGAAAATGCTAACACACAGTATATTTCGCTTATGTGTGAAGAAGCAATATTTCCTGGTTTGATGATGGGATCTAAACCATACAAGTATAATAACCGAGTTGAAAATCGGGCAACGTTTTTAGACTACAATGGTGAATCTGCAACGTTTACTTTCCTTTGTGATAAAGACTGGAAAGTAAAGAAATACTTTGACACATGGATGCGCGAAATTGTGGATGAAAACACGAGATATGTTAATTACTATGAAGACTATACATGTCAAATAGAATTATACTCATTGAACCAAAAAGACGAAGTAACCAATAAATGGATCATCGAAGAAGCATGGCCGAGATCAATGGCACCTGCATCATTGGCATGGTCCAATACACAATTTGTTAGACTACCAGTAACCTTTACGTTTAGAAATTGGTATCAGGATCAAAATGTTGTGCAAAGAGGTGCAAACTTTGTTGGTAAATTGCTTGGACAACAGAACACTATACCTGGAGGTTCCAGTTAAGTCAGTTTTTATATTTATTAGGAGAATATTATGTTACCTGTCATGGAAACACCAACGTTTTACATTGAAATGATTGGAACTAAAGAAAAAGTTAAATTCAGACCATTTTTGGTCAAAGAAGAAAAATTATTAATTCTCGCATCTGAATCTGAGGACCAAAGTGAGATGCTGAACGCGATGCAAGAAATTACAAATGTTTGTAGTTTCGGCAAACTGGCAGGCAGCGAACTACCATTCTTTGAACTTCAGAATATCTTCATTAAACTTCGATCCGAATCTATTGGTCAGGTAACTGAGTTTAATTTGGTCTGCGGTGAGTGTGGTCACAAAACTGGAGCGGAACTTGATCTGACGACAATCAAACCGACACTTACCGACGGACATACAAATAAGATTGACGTTGGCAATGGTCTTGGAGTTATTATGCGATATCCAACCGCACTCGATATGAAAGGTGATTCTACAACATACGATCTGGTTGTTTCTTGTATCGACAGTGTATATACTGCCGAAGAAGTTTTCACTACCAAAGACATTCAAAGAAAAGAAGTAGAACAATTTGTTGACAATCTAACTTCCGAACAGTTTAAGAAGATTACAGAATTCTTCCTCTCTATGCCCAGAATTGAACACAAGATCGAATATGATTGTGCAAATTGTTCAACTCACAACGTTGTTTTCCTGGATGGAGTAGAAAGTTTTTTCGAATAACCCTTTCTCATGATAACTTGAGGAATCATTATAAGACCAACTTTATTTTAATGCACGAGCATAAATACTCATTAAGTGAACTTGAAAATATGATGCCTTGGGAAAGGGAAGTTTATGTTGGTTTATTGTCATTACATTTAAAAGAAAAAGCAGATAAACAAAGGCAGCAGTATTAATGGAACCTAACTCCACGTCGGAAAGATTTGCCAAGGTTATAGAAACCGCCAAGAACAATTCAAGTTCTGGGGCAAAACCAATGCAGTCAGACGACAGGGATAAACAGTTTTCTGAGATTCGCAAACTTCTTGATATTAATAAAAATAGACCTTCAGATATCCAAGCATCCGCGAGATTAGTCAATAGTTTTGTTGAATCTATTGAAAAGAATACTGACGACACACTAAGATCATTAGAGAAGCAAGATAAGAAACTATTAGAAGATACATTGGATGCAATAACAAAATTGCAATTCAAGACAGTCGAAGAATTTAAAAACTCTCTAAAAGATATTAACGACCTTGCAGCAAAAATGATTGCTAGAAGCGAGAGCGATGGACCAAAAGAATTTGGTGATATTGGAAAGAATCTTCAAAACCAAACACTAGAGGAACGTTTTAAGTCAGAAGGATTGACTCTAGAGGGAAAAGACGACACATTCGTTAATCGTCTGAAGAATAGTATGTTTGGCACAAATAGAGAACCTGGAAAAGAGGGGCAAGTTGTTGGACTCAAAGAAGGTGCCAGCAATTTCAAACAGGACTTCAAAAAAAGTTTCATGGATGGGTTTGCACCAAAAAATGGTGTTCTTGGTGGATTATTTCGGTCACAAGAATCTCGCCGAGAAGAAATTCGCAACGAGGTAAACCAATCTAACGAAAAGGTCTCAGAAGTAGAACGTTTGAAGAAAATGTTTTCCGAGGCAATTAATAATGAGACGGAAACCAAACAGTCCACTTCTCAATCCACAAAAGAGTCTACCGCAGAATTTAAATCTGTTGATAAAATGGTAAATCTTACCGAAGAACAAAAAAAGATTCTAGAACAGCAGGGTATCAAACCAGCTTCCGAGAAAGATTTTTCGTATAGAAAAGATGGTAAACCTGTCTCGATGGAAGAGATTAATAAAACCCTCGAAACAAAGTACAAGGAATCACAACAACCAAAGGTAAAGATTCAGACTGCCAAGGTTGGAGTTGCACCCGATGAAAAGAATGATGTTGCATCTATCTTACATGACATCAAAGATATTCTAGTAGAGATTAAAGATAAGTTATTCGATAAAAAACGTGCTGGTGTTGCACCTTCTGGTAAAAAACAGTTGGATCCAAATTCTAATGTAAAAGAAGTTATGACTCGCAATAAAGCAGCACAAGTAGAAGCAGAACAAGCATCTGCTAATGCCGAAAAACGTGCGGAAAATATTGATAAACAAAACACCGAAAAGGCATCTGCGAAAGTTGAAGCAAAAGAGAAATCCGAACCAAAGGTAGTTATCGGCGGAACAGAATCTGCAAACACTAGAGTTACACCAGAAACTCCTACAACTGGCAACGGTGAACAAGGTGAAGGTGGAGGATCTCTGTTTGGCGGAATCGCTGCTGGGTATGCTGGTTTCAAAGCTGGCGGTCAGGGTCTATTTAAAAAACTAGAAAATCAAAGATACTCTAATCGTCTCTCCAACTTTGGTGCAAAAGCAGGTGGTGTATTCGAGAGAGGCACCAATGCAGTAGATGGTACTGTTGATCGAGTAAGGGGAACTGCAAACACTCTGAGAACAAAGGCGACTGACCTTGTTAAAAACAGAGGTTTGCGAGCAGAACAATTACTAGACAAGAATGGCAGACCTCTTGCTGGTGCTGCTAAACAGTCTCGAATTGGTAAAGTGATGCGAGATCGTATTGCGGGAGTTACTGAAAGTGGTAAAGGGATGTTTAATAAAGCATCTCAATTTATCGGCAAAAACACTGCAAAGGGTACTGCCGCTGGTAAAATTGCTGAGAGTGGTATGGGCATGCTCAGTAAAGCAAAAGGTGCTATCGGCAAGGTCGCAGAAAAGGGAATGTCTAAAGTTAGTGGCAAGATTGCTACAAAGGGTGCTGCTAAAATAGGCGCAAAGGCAGTTGGTAAATCTCTCCTAAAGAAAATCCCAATCATTGGTGCAATCGCTGGTCTCGGATTTGGAGCGATGCGAGCACTACAAGGAGACTTTGCTGGTGCTGCTGGTGAAGTAGCGTCGGGCGTTGCTTCTACTGTTCCTGGAATGGGAACTGCTGCATCTTTCGCCATTGACGCTGGACTTGCAGCAAGAGATATTTCAAGAGAAGGTGAATCCACTGAAGGTTCAACAGAATCCGTCGACGGAGCAAGAGCAGAAGGTGGACCAGTGTCTGCTAATGGTTCTTATCTAGTTGGTGAAAATGGACCTGAGTTATTTTCTCCAAATTCTGCTGGAACGATTAAAACCAATCCAGTTACTAAGAGTGATTTGGAAACAGGAAATAATACCGCCGCAGCGAATCTAAAAGAAATGACTGAAAGTGCAAAAGAAGATACTGCACCAGTTATCAATGTTCCTCCACCAACTGTAATTCAACAACCTGCTGCACCGTCACAAAATGGTGGTGGCGGATCTCTACCAATGGATACAGTAAGAACTGAAGACAGTAGTTGGCAACGATTCCAAAATAGAAGATCTTTCGGATAAAAAAAGGGGGACTTAATTGTCCCCCTTTTCATTTTATTCGTCCGCGAGACTCGAGAAGTAACTCATCGTGTCATCATCAGAATCTTCTTTCCA